TACACCACGTTTTATATTAATCTATATGATACCAGTAATAGTACAAGGTTATGGGACCTATCAAATCCCAGTAGAACGAGTCGGAGAAATCATCTCAGTACTGAAAGCAATGTCAGCATCAAGAATTAACATTAATCACCCAAATATTTCTGAACAAAATGGACGCACGGATCGTATTCTTCTCCAAGAATATCAAAACACCAACACCCATTAATATGCATACACCCCACACTAACAAATTTGTTTCAACAAAAGTAATTGAGCTTGGTAGTTGTGCGTTTAGGCAATGGCGTGCCACACATAGCCATTGTTGCAAGCTTCATGGCTATCGGCTTACAGCGAAATTCTGGTTTGGTGCAACTAAGCTTGATGAGAAGAATTGGTGTGTTGATTTTGGTGGTTTGAAACCGCTGAAGGAAAAGCTGCAACATATGTTCGATCATACCACCTGCGTTGCGGCAGACGACCCGTGCATTGATCAATTCTTAGTGCTCGCGGAAGTGGGTGCTTTGGATATTCGAATTATGCTGAATGGAGTTGGGGCCGAAAGAATTGCGGAGTACTGCTATAATGTATCTGCTGAATATATCAAAGAAAAATACGGAGATCGTTGTTGGGTAGAAAAGGTTGAAGTGTTTGAACATGAAGACAATTCAGCTATCTACGAAAAACCAATTCAGTCTTTCTATACAGGCATTAACATTAATTGATTATGATTAAAGCAAAATTCATTAAAACACACCAAAATGCTCAATTGCCTAAGCGCAACAACGGCAGTACATTAAAGGACACACCAGATCAAATTTTTAATATTGATGAAGGGGCTTTTGGTTTTTATACTCTCAGAGATAATGGTGATTCTGGATATGATTTGACAGCTGTTGAAGATACATTCATTCCGCCAACAACCGTATCGTTGACCGAAACACAAGACGGAGAAATCGAAAGTCAATGTGAAGTAGGCAATGCGGTAGTTCCTGTGGGATTAAAATTGGCAGAGATTCAAGATGGATTCTGGTTCAGAATTGAAGCAAGATCAGGTCTCGGGTTTAAGCATTCAGTTCAACCACACTTTGGAATTATTGACAATCAATACAGAGGAGACTTGGGTGTCAAATTGTATAATCTTTCGTCGAAAGGATATCACATCAAAGCAGGGGATCGAATTGCACAAATTGTCTTTTATCCGATCATTTCAGCTGATATGTCATTTGTTGATGTTGCTGCAGAGTCTGCCAGAGGAGAAAATGGTCTTGGTTCAAGCGGAAAATAATTATGACATTTACTGATCTTTTTATCGAGAAATATCGACCTAAGCGTTTGGCTGATATTGTGCTGGAAGATGGGGTGCGCGAAAAGTTTGAAGAATATATTCAAAATGGATCTATTCCTCATTTACTTTTTGCAGGCCCTCCTGGCATTGGCAAGACTTCATTATCAAAAATTATTGTTAATGAACTTGGTTGTGACAGGCTTTACATCAATGCGTCAGACGAAAACGGCATTGATACTATTCGCAATAAGGTACAAGATTTTGCATCTACAGTGTCTTTGGGTGATGGTATTAAGGTTGTCATTCTTGATGAAGCAGATGGGATGTCTTCCAAAGGGAGTGGTTCGTCCGCTCAAGACATTTTGAGAAATGTCATGGAGACCCATAGTGATAATTGTCGATTTATTTTGACATGCAATAGCTTGGCAAAGATCAGCAAGCCGCTACAATCAAGATGTCAGAGGTTTGACCTTACTCCACCAATTAAGGGTGTATTGTCTCGAATAGTATCTATTCTCTCACAAGAAAATATTACGCTCGACACCGACCAGAAAAACTTTATCGGTTTAACTGTCAAAAGGCATTATCCAGATATTCGGACAATTATTGGAGTCATTGAGCATTCCATTATCGGTGGTAAAATCACAACAAAGCAGGCGGCTGATACCACAAAGACCATCTCAAATGTCGTTTTAGAGATGATTCAGGAAAAGAAAAACATTGCAGAAATTCGTGAATATGTAATTACAAAATCAATTGATTTTAACAATGATTATGGTGTGCTACTTCGTGGGCTATTCAATGCTGCGTATGAAATTAATGACGAAAAAAAGAAAAGAGATAGTATGCTGATCGTCAGCAAGTATCTCTTTCAACATAGCTTAGTTATGGATCAAGAAATCAATGCAACTGCATGTTATCTTGAACTCATGACTGCTCTCTAAGTTCAGTAATCGGTGTACTGTGCTTGTGTTGGCTTATCTTTAGGCTGACCTTGCACAGGCACCTGGAACGAGTCGTTCTGATTCGCAACGAATTCAAGAACATCAATTGGTACTGTAACCGGATTGTACCATAATCCTGGCATCTCTTCTTCTACGATGTCAGCAAAGACGACACCGTCACGAATCATACCCATGCCACTGTGCTTGGTGGCAATAGAAGAAACCCGAATGCGTTTGCCATCCGTACCAAGCTCATCTAGCTTTTGAATCACATTGGATCCCATATCTTTAAAAAAGGGATTTTTTTTCCAATTGGATTTTAATTTAACAACATCCCCCTCGAGGATTCCATGTTGTTGGAAGCGATTTAACGCTGATTCGTAAATCTGATCAAATTTGTTCATATATGTATTTAGTCTATTATGGTAATTATTTATAATGGCATTAAATTTTAACATCAAAAACGAAATTCGTGAACTTGATCGCAAAACGAGCAGCACTGAATTGGCAGTTCGTAAGTCCAATAAGTACGTGGATATCAAACTGGATCTAATGCAATCCAAAGTAGGTAATCCATTATATTTTGATCAGTCGATGGTTAATGATGTTGATATCGCTATCGCCACAGACGAAGAGGCTGTGATTGAGTACTTGAAGAACTTATTTACATGTGCTCCTGGGGATCTTTACCTGTATCCAAATTTTGGATTGAATCTTAAGAAATACACATTTGAGCCTATAACAGATCGAGTAGCGTCTGAAATAGGCCATTACATCAAAAACAGTATTGATGACCTTAGCGATGCTTCCACGAAAGGTCCATTAGTTCGACTTGTAAAAGTTTCCATCTATCCAAATATCGAGGCGAGTCAATTCGAAATCACCATAATATTTCAGGTCCGAATGCTTAGTAAAGAAATAACCTTATTTGGTACCATTTCAACACAAGATGGGGTTTACTTTTTCAATAAATAACTACAATGAGTAATATTATCCAAAGAGATGCTATTTTACCACTAAAGAGTGATAGCTACGCAGCATTTGATCCAGTTTCCCTAAAAGACCTTTTTAAGAAACGTCTTAACGAATCTGGATTATTCACCCAACAGAACCATGAAGGATCAAACCTTGCTGTGCTGAATGATTTCATCTCAATGGCATTTGGCTCGTTGTTGTTTTATCTTAATAGAACATCCACAGAAGGCATGTTTTCAGAAGCAGACATTTATGAAAACATGAATAGAATTGTCAAGCTAAATGATTACAATCCTCAAGGTTATCATAGTGCCAATCTTGGATTTAGTCTGAGTGCAAACCCATCAATTCCCGTTGGCGCATACACCATTCCAAGATATTCATATATCAATGTTGTAGGTGATATACATTACTCATTTACCAAAGATGTAAGCTTTGTCAAAAGCGTATCTGGGTTCGAATTTCTTGAAGAGCCATCTGTGCAGCAGTTACTCTATCAAGGCAAATTCAGAGAACATCCTACTATCGAGGCAACAGGGGAAGCTAATGAAATTGTTTATCTAATAACAGACTCAGGTACTAAGGTTGATCATTTTAACATCCACGTATACGTACAGCAATCAGGAACAACTCAGTGGACATTATGGGAACAAACTCCTTCCTTGTACCTAGAAAACACCAACTCGAAAAAATACGAAATTCGTTTTAATGAAAATGAAAGGTATGAATTAAAATTTGGTGATGGGGTAAATGGCGTTCAATTGAATAGCGGTGATAAAATCGCTATCATATATTTGTCGACATTAGGTCAAGAAGGAGAAGTGGGAGCATTGGCGTTGGGTGACGGTAGATTAGTTCCTTTTAATTCAAAAAATTACCAAAGCATTCTTTCGAGCACATTGCAAACCAATTCGGTTTTAAGTGATTCCCTTTACACAGGATTGCTGTTTGATAATGCATACCCATCTACCTATTCTAGCGAACCAGAGACAGTAGACCAAATCCGCAAGAATGCACCTAAAGCATACCGTTCGCAATATCGTCTGGTAACTCAAGATGACTTCACAACATATGTCAATACTAACTTTTATAACATTTTACAAGATGCAGTAGTAGTTGATAACGACACATTTGTCAATTCATACATGAAGAGAATTTATGAGTATGGTGTATTGGATCCATCGAGAGAAAGTCGCGTTCTATTCAATCAAGTAATGTTCTCAGACGCTTGCAACTTTAACAACGCGTATATCTTCGCAGTACCACGTCAGATTACTGGTTCGTCGTATACTTCATATCTTACACCGGCTCAAAAAAGACTCGTATTAAACACGATTCAAAACTCGAAAATTAAGGTACATACAGTCGAGCCTGTTATGGCTGACCCGATCTATATCACTTTCGATGTCGGGGTGCCACTATATGGCCAGGATATTACCATGAGTGATATCGGCACATCAGAAATAGTTGTAAATAAAAATCCAGATGTAAGAGTGAGCAATGCATCAATAATCAATGGCATTACCGCCATCATCGAGGACTATTTTGCAAGGAAAAATATGAAGCTCGGTAAATCGATTGACATATATGATCTCAATAATCAAATACTGGCAGTGCCTGGCGTAGGGAGCATTCGTACACAAAGAACAGACAATCCTAATATTTCAGTAGAAGGTCTTGGCTTGGTCGCCTGGTCAATGGTTTACGGATTGCCTCGCTTTGTGACTTCAAGACTTAATTTGGAATTTTTTGAATTTGGATATTTCCAATCAGGCGTATCAACAAAAATTCGAATCAACGAAACTGCATCGAATCTATCTAGAGCTATTCAATACTAATCATGTCAACTGTAGCAATAACACCAGCGTTAACGGGATATGCAGCCATAACCCAATTTACCCTTTCCTCTGATAGTTC